CCACGTTTGGCATGGCCAAGAACCCTGCGTACTACGTTAGTATGGCTTTGTTTCCATCGCCATTTGTTTTGTTGTATCTTCCATGCATCAATAATGTCCCCAACCAAATATAGCGTATCACAACTGTTGTTCTTGAGAAAATTGTTTAACTTATTCGCCTGACAATCACGAGTGCCAAGATGAACATCACTTATGAATATCGTTCTGTATTTCATTGAAGTTCCCTTTAGATTATCTTCCGACATATTTTTTCGGTATTGCTTCTTCTAGACGTTGCTGTTCGTTCATTGGAAACAAACCATTTCCGTATTGTGGATATTTTTGTTGACGATCATACGCCACCCAAATAAACACTCCACCCATAAACATAATTACAAAAATTATTGCAACACCTATTGCAAATTCTTCTCTAAGTTTATTCATTCTTGCTGCACGACGTTTTTCTTGTGCAGCTTGAATTTGCATCTGCTTAGTTATAAGGATTTTTTGTTCCTTACCCATCTTCTTCATCATCTCATTAACTTCAGTCCATAGTGCACCTAGTTCTGGTGGACTTTGGTAAATCATAATCTCTTGCAATTCAGTACCCATCTGTTCTAACTGCTTGCGCATTAGAACACGTTGTAGTGCACGTTTACCCAAACTGGCGTCACCATTATATATTTCGGTCTTGCTGCGCTTTTCTTCTTCCTCGAAGATTGCTATACACTTGTAGAAGTTGTCATAGTATGCACCAAGATGTTCACCGATTTCTGCATAGATGTTGGTAGTGTCACCAGACTTTTTATTCAAGTCGACGACACGATTCTTTTCTTCTTGGAATTGTTTTTTAGCTTCGGGTGATGGTACTTTACCCTTTGCTGCGTACGCATCATGGAACTGATGATCCAGATCTTTAAGTACGTCTTTGATGTCCCCAGCTGCACCCTTTATGTCTTTATAAAGTTTACAACCAGCCTTAACTGCAGATACTGCGCCATTGGCTAAAGCAAAGAGTGTTAGAGGATCCATTGTTAGCCACCACCAATTGCTTTGTCTCGCTCTACACGTTCTTTCTTTTCTCTTTCCTGAGCCTGACGTCTTAGTAGCAAATTTCTATCTGCTACCTTTTTTTCATAGATCCTTTTTTCTTCCATTTGCCCATAGATGGCAACACCACCCATTACAAAAGCAAAAAGAAAAATACTAATACCTATGAAATACATAGCAAACATAAACTGATCTGCCATCTTTTTCTTATGTACCAGTTGACGTTCTGCTTCGGCACGTTCTGCTTCGGCACGTTCTTTAAACAACCTAGTGCGCTCTTTGATCATTTGTTCCCAGACTTCAGGTTTCCCCAAATTCCAGACAATCATATTTTTTAGGTCACGTTCGGCTTGACGCAGTGCATCACTGTGCATTGCAATCTGCAACGCTTCTTTACCCAATTCAGCATCAGTTTTACCAAGACGTTGCGCCTTGAATTTTTGTTTTGATGTTTCTCTATGAATCGCATCTGACGATTCAAAAAATTTGCTGAACTGTCCCGCAAGGCTGTTGATGTCCTTCCCAAGTGCTATCGCTTGTTTGATATGACTTACTGCTGATTGAGCTGCGGTAAACGCAAGCCCAATTGTGATGGGATCCACTATTTTCTCCTAAACCAAGGAACTTCTCTTTTTTCCCACACCAAACAAACACTGGGTCTATTTTGAGTTGGATCAGAAGAACCTACCCATCTAACGCAAACATATTCTTCATTCTTTTTTAGTGGATCTTTTGGAGGAGGGATTGCTAAACTATTTGTGAGAAATAATATTCCTAGAAACGAAATATACTTCATTTAGTCGTGCTGCTTGATTGCTCCGATTTTATTTTTGATATTACCTATTCTGTCTTCAAGAATAGCAATATGTTGACGATTTTCAAAAATCGTGTCACGATTCTTTTGAATCTCTTTTTCTAAGTCTTGACGTAATTTTTCACGTGCTAACTCAGCACCACTGTTACTTGCTTGTTTGTTATCTGTTGTAACTACCAAACTTACCTTCTGATTCAGAATTGTTACGTCATGTTGGATAGAACCTAATGCGTTAATTAGATATCCAACTGATCCTAGTAGCAATGGTAATATTGCGAATAGTAATTTTTCAATAAATGCGCCTTTTGCGCCTTCTTTGTTTTCTTCTGCCATGGGTTTCTCCTTATAGTATTAACCAGATTGCTTGTGACATTAACACTGCACCGAACCCACCAACTACTATACTGCCCCAAAATAAGGGCATGCTTACTGCAAGTATAGCTGCGGTCAATAATACTATGGAGATTTGGAAGATACTACCAGCGTATGTGTAGTATGGACTGCGTTGTCTGGCATCAGCACGTTCTTCTTCAAGTTTACGTGCCTTTGCCATTAACTCTTTTTTACCCTCACCAGTTGCTGGTTCGGATTCATAACGATTGATTTTCGCTTTAAGAGTTTCAACTTTCTTTGGATCTTTTGCGTCATCCAAAGCCATTTCAGCAAGAGTTTGCTTAATGGATTTTGCCTGATAAAATGCCCAAGTATTATTTGCCTCAATGGTGTTATTGAGAATTTTACTCGAGTTTGATCCGCTTAGTAGTGTATTAACTGCTAGCAGAGCAGCAAGGACAGTAATTACCCATCCTGCTTTATCTTTAACTAATGCTTCCCTTTCTGAACGAGAAAGTGGTTTTGTGCGTGCTTCTTCCTGTGCCATATTTTATTATTATTAGGTTATTCGGCATAATGTATAAATTTATTTATAACGATCAGGTCTTCCAGCAGTTGGTCTTTCCAAGATTTCCCGCACATCACTGGCATTAGTAGTGTTTATTTTTTGATAGATTGTTTCAACCAGTTCCACAGATTCTGGATTGGGTTCGACTTTGGTGTTTCCACTGGCAACGAGGTCTCCACTGGCACTTCCACTGTTGAGGTCTTTTCCATCAAAGGGGTTTGATTCTGTGGGATCTGGTTCTGCTGTGGGGTCTGGCTCTGGCGTGGTCTCGCTGGAGACTTCCGTACTCCCTTGGTAGGCTGGGGTTTGGCTTGCGTAGGTTGAGACTGTGATGGGTTCGTCTTCGGTTTCTTCGGAGAAGTTGTCTTTGGGTTCGATGGCTTCTTGTTCGGGGATTGTGGTTGGTTCATTTTCTTCCTTTCTGGAAAGAGTTTGGTTTACGGCAATCAGCATAAGAACTGCCATCGGGTCAAAAACAATAACGATCATTATAATAACGATACGTACTGCTTTCTCTAAAACATTCTGGTCTGGATTGTCTCCGTAGATCAGTGCTGCAATATATTTAATCGGTCCAACTTCAGCTTCTACTTTACGCAGTTCTGAAGCAATGGGTGCACGTTCTTCATTTAATCTGGCGATTCGGGTTTGAGCAGATCCAATTTCAGCAAGTAATGCGTTGCGCTCCTTTTGCTGTCCACGTCTAATCTGCACAGATCTCTCTGTTCCTTTGTCATCCGTTGTTCTTGCGATCGTTTGATCCACCTGAGCATCCATCTGCTGTAATGCTTTTCTTGCTGAACTAACATTGTCCTTTTCCGTTTTAATCTTTTCGTCTAGAATGGCTACCTTGCTGGCTACGTCACCAGTTGGTACAGCCTGATCCAAGTGTGCTTTGCTAAGGTATCCAAAGATTCCCATGGATGTTAGTAGCATTAAAACTGTTAGGGCAATGCAGAAGTAACTACGAAGTAACACTGATGTATACTTCCAGTTGCGGTACAGCCAACTGGCAACTACAAGTTTTGATACTTCCAGCATAGATCCCATCACAATGATAGGTATAACTGCTGCTGCAAAGATTGCTACTAGACCACTAACTGCATAGAATGCAGATGTGGCTGATAATGCTATTGCCGTAAGGAATAGCAACATTGTTAAACCATCTTGTTTAGGTTGATTCATAATTTATTCTTTATATGAGAACCATGGACTCGGACAGAAATCTGCCCATTGTAGTAGTCGTCCGATTCTAATACTTTTCTCCCAAATTGTTCTCTGGCTTCGATGTATGAACACTCTGCCTTTGACTTACAGTAAAATAGAATTTCTCTAGTAAAATTCTCCCTGCCAAGCGTCTCAACGTCTTTACTTAATTCTATACTTGAACCATAATATTCGATCCAATCGGAATCAATTTTAGATCGAATCTTTTTTTTCTTCTTGGTTCCATTTTTCAGTTTGACCATCTTATAGCTGGTCTTGGAAAACTTGGCTAATTTCTTACCCACATACATACGACCACTGGCTTTGTTCGTAATTAAATAAACAAAGCCAACGCAGTCTTCTGGCAACTCTTCAACGATTATATTTTTATAGATCCACATGGTAGATCTATTTATTCGTCCTCGTCTAAGTCCTCTTCTTCGTAGATATCAGCAGAACAAACAGG